CCCTTTTAACACCTTAATTTGCAGTATATTTATTCTTATAAGTATGACCCTGCAAATCATCAATCCAGACACACCCGGTATTACTTGGCACCCTTCTATAAGTAAAACCTTTCTCATCATAAACATGCCGCTGGAGTAACTCAGCCCGAGTAGGAAAGCGGACAAAATCTTCTACGGGTATTGCTATCTTACGAGCCCGCTTAACCACGTCTTGCCCTAGAGTATCATATGTCTTCATGTACACCTCAAGCGGAGTCATACCCAATTCTAGAATACGAAGTTTAACGGCACTGTACAATCCTAACAACATCTTATAAACTTGAATATTAGTGCCCATAGTATCCCAGGCTAAACCACTCAGTGCTAACAAGATGTCATATTCGTTTTTACGTTTTGTATTACCGTAAACTATCTTAGGAGCCATATCTTGAAATTTTTTATAAGGGATCACGTATTTAACTCCCCCTACATTGGTCTCTACTAGGTACCGCTTTAAAAAAACTATTCCTGTAACTTTCAAATTACCTATTACATCTGGAACAGAAATAAGCGGAACATCATCTTGAATATCGTGTATCGTAATATTCAAACCAGCCATCCAATCAACAAAATCCATATAACTCAAATAGACCATTGCTGACTCACACATAGCTACAATATGATTATCTCCGTAGACTTTGAAGCGGATGAAATATTTTTTACTTACTGCCCATCCTGTCTTTGTGCGAATCAATAACCTGGCCCTTGGATTACGTTCGTGAACTCCATAAACATAAGCCCACCAGTACATAGCTAATATCCAAGAATTACCATGTGATGTAACCCAATGACCACTAGGCATAGTCCCTACTACCCAGCGCCACATATTCCCAACGAAGTTAACAAATTTAGCTTCTAAGTGTGCTGAGTTTTGTCGCATCATTGTCATAAATACATTATAATCTGGTGACGAAGGGTTCACATAAGCTATCCCGGCGGCTGTGAACAATCCTAATGAATATGAATGCGTTGAATAATCCTGACCCTTCACATCACCACCAAAATAATGTATATCGGGACGACCATACCCCAATTCGGTGGCAAACTGATGAGCTCCTCCATACCACCATTTCAATCCTATACAGATGGTATTTCCTCGCTCTAACAACATACGATATCCATGAACCATACCCGATATCAAGAAATCAACAAAATGTGGTATAAAAAACTCACGACATTTCAGATATTTCGCTACTCTCTTATCTCCGAATGTCCACATTGCATCAACTATTTCATACTTAAAAGCCACCTTACAGCATCTTTCTGGATAAACCACGTCTATACCTTTTCGAATATCTTCTACATACTTATTAACGACACTAAAAGCATAAGGCGCCTGTACTCCCTTCTTCCCGTTAACTATTTGTCGAATGGAAACGCCATCTATCGTTGTCACTGAATTACGTCCCATCCTAACTCCCGAAGAAGACGTTGACGGATAAGGAGTCGTCATGAAACTCTCGAAATCGTACTTAAAATTTAAAGTTTCATAAAATTCAGTAACACCCATGATGTTATTCATCAAATTCACGCCATTCACCAAACACCGGCGTAAAAATGGATCACTTAATCCTAAATGCACTGGTTGAGCATATTTCTTAATTAACGCTGGCAATTTATACGGACGCAAATTAGTCGTTGACGCCACCACTAAATCACCTTCTGCATCACTTTGGGTATAATTATACAATGATAGCCGCCTCATAACTAGTGCTTCCAATGACGCTAACGGTTTCGATGTCTCATTATACCAAACGTTAGCTGCAAAATAAGACCTGTCTCTAGCTGGGAAACGAGCCACATCCACATCTTTCAACATGGATTTAAACCATTCATCGGGCTCACACAAATCACTCGCAGCTTCTCGCACATTTCGCTTAATTGGAGGGTGAACTTTAACCCAATTTGGCCCTTCAAGTTGATGTAACTTCATATCAAATAGAATGCCTGCTCTGGTCAACGACTCCGGGTGATGATCTCCACCTATTCCAAAGTGATATTCCCACGCTGATAACGCCGTATAATAAACTTCATCCATTGTCTCCAACGTAATTACTTTAACTATTTGTCTATGAACTAATGGGGGATCGAACAATTGTGAAGATATTTCAACCAAATACTCGTTTTCTATAGGCATTGTCCGAATAGCAAAGTTCCTAGCCATATTACGCCTCCGAGTTAGCATCCTCGCCAAATAATAATATTTAGGGATTGTCTTTCTAATTTTCCAAACTCTATGAAACGTATCTTCAGGTGTCAAATCCAGTCTTATGAGCTACTACGACACACGCAGTATACT